GACATTCCCTATAGCTCCTGATAGTAGCGAACCACGAGGAACATCAGAGGCATAGGGTTTATCAAAGATAAACCATATCTTTGAGCTTGTGCTGCCTTTTGGATGGATGAAAGGCATTAGTTAATCGCCAGGTGTTTTTGTTGAATCATAGTTAATTTAGAAATCAACTGATCAACTTCGTCTGGGGTGAGCACTATAGCAGCACATGAGTTGTCCTCAGTGTCAGAGAGTTCTAGCCTGATATTCTTAGTGCTAGGGCTGACAAAAAGTGTTAGCATGCTTGGACCAGTTTTCATACTAAAGGCTCCTTGTGTTTAGCGTTGTTTAAGTTAAGCTCCTCAACCCATTCCGGCCCGTCTGCACGTTTGCCGGTGTTAGGGATAACCCGTACCGCTCTATCATCCCAGAGTTCTTTCATCTTGTGGTCTTTCTTATTCGTAACTCGAAGTTGCCGGCCGATATGAAGAATGCACCAGCTTTGAATCGCATGGATTACAGCTTCCTTATCTGTCGCATTGGCGATGCGGGCTGTGAAGATACGAACATCGGCACCTTCTTTAAGCCATTGCTTGACCCGTGCGACCATTAAAGGAACTGGTGGGCCTATTACAGTTATACAGGTGAATTCTGTGTAATGTGCAAGAGTAGAATCAAGATCAACTCCTATCCAACCTTTGTCTGTGTTCATTTCGGCTCCTTCAAAGGCACACACTGAGCCTCTTCCCAATGAATTAGATCAACACTCATGTGCTTTCCAGCATGGCCAGGCTCTTTAACGCAGAGTCTTGGAGCTACTCTCATGAAACTTGGACAAAATACACGAGCACATTTTTTGTACGGGTCATCGAAAATACCAGCCTTAACACTGTTGCTCATTATCTCTCTCCTTCTATCACGGCTTCCTGTAATGTTCTTGAGGTGCACATGGCATGACCAATAAGAACGAAGCCGTGATAGAAAAAGAGGAGGGAGATTTCTCTCCCTCACTCTCAGGTTCTTACTTCTTCACGAAGATCAGATTCGTAGAATGCTTCATAGTGCACCCAGGAACTGCACATTTGTACTGACGAATTTCATTCTTCGGTCCATATCCTCCCTGTGCCGGAATCTCTGCAACTTCAGCTTCCATTGTGAGATTAAGCAATGGTCCAAGATACTTCCAGTTTGTAGCATCTGTAGGATTTTCATCAGCTCCATCAAAAACACCCGGAAGTGTAAAGTTTGCTTTCTCAGTGCCTGTGAATTCGTCTTGTACTTCCTCCATTTCCAAGCCAAGAGCATGAACAAAGTCCGGCCATGTCCAAGCCATTTTGGTGTTCAAGCCAGCAAAGATCATACGATTCTCATAGTCAGGATGGTTGATGATTTTCAACTGCGCGTTGAGTGATAGGCTGCTACTCTCAGTCTCTCCAGCCTTCAATGCTGCAAACTTCGGCCTAAATCCCACAAGCTGAAGTGTATACCAATTAGCTGGGACGGGAACTTTCCCACCAAGTTCTTCTTTGTTGAAGCTCATTTTGAAAGCCATTTTATTCTGCTCCATTCTTTTGTTAAGGTTGTGTGTTGCTTGGTTGAGGTTGTCTTCATAGCCTTTGAGAGTTCTATCGCCAGCTATCATGTTAGACTGTTTTAGCTGGATTCAAAGTTGCTCTTTTTGCTTTGTGCTTTTCAATCATTGCCATGATATCTGGATCTTCTACAGCATCCAACATCATAGTTGTCGAAGCGTTGATGTTATTGTTTGGTCGGCATTCAGTGAGATACTTTGGCTTTGCCGGAAGTGTTGTGTCCAGTGTGATATGATAAATCTCATTGAACTTTGAAAGCATTCCTGAAAGATACTGAGGGTCGATTGTTAACTTTCCAGTATACTTTGCAAGAACTGCTGTGCTTTCAGCTTTATCTTTCTCATCACGCTCATGAAAGACGAATATCTGATTGATTCCAAGACCTGTGTATTCATCAATCAAATACTGCATGTAGTTTTGTATGCCATTAACTACATCCCAGCCCTGTCCAACATAGACTGTGGTGCTAGCACCTACTTTGATGCCACGGAAGAGATTTGAATTGGGATTTTGGCGTCTCAACTCCTTCTCCATAGCAACTCTCATGAAAGTCACAGTATCGTGAACTACTGTAGCCGGAAGGGGGAGTTTCTTAATCTTATTGGCTTTCATGATTGAAAGATCACGTTCTACGTCAAGCATTGTCAATGCCGGAGTAGAACTGATGTAAAGCCCAGGTTTTCCTTCGAGAGATTCCTTACGATTGTCCCAATCGTAGTAACGAATTGGCTTTGGTGCTGTGGATGCAAGCCAGCTTTTTCCAGTTTTTTGCTGACCTATGATTGCGATTTTCAAGAAGTCTTCCGCCTTCACGTCTTCAGACTTTATACCTGCTGACATTCCGGCGAAAGGGTTAGGTGCTTGTGCTTCTCCTGCTATTGCCAAAGTGCCTCCTAGTCTACCGCTGGAGCTGCATCTGTACCGCTCAAAGCATCTGTCTGTATAACTGCTGTAGCTGCTTCATCTTTTGCTAGTTGAGCTTGATCTGCCGCTTCCTTCTGAACTGCTGTGGCTTCTTGAGCATCCGCTTCTTTCTGAATCAATGCGTGGCGACGGCAGAGCTGATAGACGGTCACGCTAGTTCCATCCTCTGCGGTAGTGCTGGCTGTCTCAGTGACTTGAAAATCACCACTCCTCCAGCATTGCATGTGATTTGGTAAAACCGCGGAGCAACTCATGACTTTCGCTCCAGGAATCTCAGCTAATGGTTTATACGCTCGTGTTACTGACATTCTTGTTCCTTTCTTAGGTTGTTTTTCTTCATGTTGTAGGCTTTACCTCCTCAGTATTCCAGATTGGTAGTTTGACAAACCCATTCTGAAGCGTAGCGTCTGCTCCTTCTCTTGATCCTTGTCTGCATACATCTCTATACAGACAATCTCTGAAATACCAGTTCGTACATTTTGTGGTATCTCGTTGAATGTTCAATCCAAGCACATACCGTTCCATATCTTTGAGCATGTGGACTACAGTTGTCACCATCCGGCCACGATAATCTTCAAGCTGCTCGGCAGTCTTGCGAATCGCAACACGTTTAAACCGCTCTGCCGGATTGGTCGTGGGTTTTTTCTGGATCAAGTTCATCAGAATCTTTGAACAATCACGTTTTAGAATCTCTCCTTCTGGAAGAAGTGAGGGGAGAATCTTGCTCAGTGCATAGATATATCCCGTTGGTCCTTCCTCAGTTTCATACTTCAATCCAGGCTCGCCACGGAAAACTCCCTCACTCTTATGATCCATTGGACAAATGAAATAACCATCATCCACGATCAAATCCATTCTTCCAGCAAGGTAAATCTCTAGCCCTTTTCCTACAAACAGAGGAACCTCTTTAGCTCGACCAAAAGACACTTCAGCACCAAGCACTCGAAGTCTCTCTGTTTGTGGTCCAAGGACAGCAGCGTATTGAGTGAGTATTCCAATGAATCCTTGAAGCCCACCAATTAACTTGAACTCCTTTTCCTCACAGTGAACATCCATCTCAGCTTCTTGCCATTCTTTGATAGCACGATCAATGAACCACGCGTTAGCATCGAAGGCTGGCTTCTGGAAATTCTGGTAATAAAGCTCCAGCATCTTATGAAGCAGGATGCCAAAGTCTAAGTTCCAGATTCGTTGTTGTCCATCTACAGACTTATTGCTCTTACGTTTCCAGCCTTCTACATTAGCCCTGAAGAAATGCTGTGGACAAGCACGGTAGGTTTGCATTAGATGATTGTCTACAACTACGATGAGAGTTTTTGACTTCTCATCGTAGTGTAGCCACGGAAGTGGATTACGTCGAAGATAACTGACCAATTCACCACTTGTTCGCATCAGACCTTCTTCCTGGCTTTCAGCACATTCACTACCAGCATGGCATATCCAGCAATGTCTTGCCAAGAGTCAATATACTTAGGATCACCATTCAAGATACGTGCAATCTTATGCTGGATCATCTCAAGAGCTTCTTGTTGATAAGATTCAAGCTTATCTGGATCTCTATAGCTGCACACGACATTCTTGAGTCTTTGAGAGATTGCAGCTTGAGTTATAAAATCTCCATAAACTTTGTCGCGAGATTTGAGCATCTCATCCATGCCGGATTGTGCTTTGGTAGTTTTTTCAAGCAGCCCAGCGAGACGATCTAGTGAGGCTTCCGCTTCTTGCTTGAGCAACTCATCTTCCGTTGACTTAGGTTTAGCCAACTTCTCCATCATCCTTGGATCAGCCATATTCCTTGTCATATCACTCCTTTGAGCAATTCCTCAATGCTGGTTATATCCATGCCCTTAGCTCCAAGCATAGATTTGAGCAACGCATTTAATTGCTCTTCTTTCTTGTTCTTTTTGATTGTTTTAGTTTTCTTCACTGTAGTTGTGGTTGTGCTTGACACTTCTGTCGAAGCACTTGGAGCTACTACATGAACTCCTGCATATCTATGCAGTCGTGCAGTACGGCGAACTTCTTGTTCATAGATTTGAAGAGCTAGGATATTCCGATGATATTCAATCGACAAGTCCAACTCATCATCTGATAAATCAATGATCTTACGTTGTGCAAACAACCAGTCAAGACCACCAATCTTAATCTCACGAGCTTTCCTTCGATAGACTGAGGTGATTCTTTCTTGCTCATTCCGGTGGATGTACTCTTTCGTGATTGTTTGCTTTGTGACCTCCACATCGCTCATACAGTTGACACAATATGAAGTATCAACGTTAGAAGCAAAGTGGTAGCAAAAAGGCTGCCCACAACGATCACAGTGGATAATGTGCTTGGCCTCAGTTAAATTCAACTCTTGGCACATGTCACAAACACATGAAGCTAAGTGTTGTGGCTCTGGGGTTGGAATCTCTGGAATCTCATCTGTCGGAATCTCTGTTACTAACTCCGGCTCGTCTGAGATTGGAAACTCGTCAATGTCAAAACGAGTTTCCTCGTCAAGATCATCTTGTAGATTCTCCATTCCTTCGGGAGCTATAAGATCATCCTTCCAATCATCTCTCATAGGATCATTCATTCTCTCAGTCTCCATTATAACCTTTTAGGTATATCGAAATCACCTAGTGCAACTCTGTCTGCTGCATTATGCCATGCAGCATCGACATGGCATGTCTGGACACTTAATACGAATAGTCCATCTGATGTTACAATTTCAAAGCTAAGCAGCCATTCGCCAAATTGCCTGTGATAGCTAGCTCTGCATAAAGAGCCTGGAAAACGGCTCTGCACAATTCGGATAGAGTCAGTATTATCCATTCTTTCTCACACCTCCTTCTTTCTCAGCTCTTTGCATATCTGATAGAGCTATAGTAAGAGCGTCTGGGCATTTTCCTTCGATGAATAACTGAAGGAGCGCTCTTACTATAGAGCTACTGGATATTGTGTAGGGTTGGAGGATCTGGGTTAGTTGCGTGTGTTGGGCTGTTGTGATGCGGAAGCCGATTGAAATGGTGCTTTTGGAGGGCATTTGTCAAGGGTACGCCTTGTGTGCACACATTGTCAAGTGTTGAAAACACTTTTTTGATGAAAAAGTGATGAAAACAAACGACTTATGCCAGCCAAAAAAGGGGCCACCCCGGCGACGACCCCTTTTTTCGCCCTTGTAGATTAAGCTTCCACCTCATCACTTGATTCTGCTTGACTGTGCTGGCCGGGTTTGTAATAGTGACAGCCATATCTCTTATCAGCATAAGGCCCCGATGGAGATGGATCGTTTGGATAAGCTGAAACTGAGTGAATCCACATTTCCCAAAGATACTCCTCATCTGGCCTTATTTCACAAGTCACAAGTTCAATCGGCGTTCCACAATGCTTACAGTAATTCATATTGTCTCCTTATTTCCTCTCGTTGTGAGATAATGGTTTTAATCATCCCAATGGATACGTAGGAACCATGAGCACGTTTGACTACATCGGAGCCGGCGATTTTGTACAAATAATCCCCTGCTCCTAGGAGATTCTCAGCGCCGTTGTCGTCAAGGATTACTTGAGAATCCGTGCGAGTTGGGAGTTTAAAAGCAATGCGTGCGGGGAAGTTAGTTTTGATTGAGCCGGGGAGAATATCCACCGAGGGTCGTTGGGTTGCGAGGATTAGGTGAACCCCAGAGGCTCTGCAGATTTGGGCGATTGTTTTCAGTAGCTCGAGGATTGAAGTAGGACGCTCACGTTTGGTGTATTTTCGGAGTTCTTCGTCATCTTGGTCGACTACATCAGCTAGCTCATCCATGATGAAGACTTTGTATTTCATTCTTTGTGACTCGGGCTGGAGTTGATTCCATTCACGGATATTTCTAACACGGCCGCTCATTTTAGAGTTCCTTAATCTAATCTCCTCAAGTAACTCGGTGAGCGTTGCTCGGATATCCTCCACGGTACTAAGTACATGTCGCACATGGGGTAGGGTTTTGAATAATACGAGATCAAGATTTTTTGTATCCACAAGTGTAAATTCAAGCTCCTCTTCGCTACGTAGCAGAGCGAGCGAACAAATAAGTTGGGCGGTGAAGACAGATTTACCAGAGTTAGTCGCTCCCGCGATAAGCATGTGAGGTTGATCTGCCAAGTCGGCATAGAGATATTCTCCTGTTTTGGACTGCCCCATGAGTAAGGGCAGTGCCATAGATTTAGTTTCAGTTGAGGTCAAAAGTCGATGCAAGCAAGCATCAAAGTGGATAGTCTCGCGATGTTTTTGAGGAACGGAGATTACAAGTGACCCAAGCTCACGCTCAATGTGAACAGATTCTACTGCTAAAGAACCGGCTAGTTCCTCACCTTTGCTTAGGATTGACGAGAATCTCACATCACCAATTGGAGTGAACGTGAAAGATCGGACTACAGGCCCGTCAATGGCTGTAGTGAAGAGAGAGGCAAAGCCTAGAGACATGAGCTTGCTTGAGATTTTCCCGGCTTGGATTTGAACGCCGGGAGGATAGGAGGATAGGAGA